GTAACATTCTTCGCATCGATATCAAAAGTAATTTCTTTTGGCACTCTACCGAACCGGGATAACAACCGCGTTGAGGTTAATGCTATTTGTGTATCGTTGCTTGCATCCATCCAACGCGAAAATATAACTTTAATTCGCTCATCATCGAACTTGTTAACACCTTCCTTATCCGCTTCAATATCAAAATTTATAAATTCATAGTTGCTGGTCTCGGTCAAATCTTTTGCAAAATTTATCAGACCATAATAAATTAGAACGCGACTTAAACGTTTCGTCTGGACATCTTTTGTTATCAAGCTGTCTTTTAGTATATCGTTTTGATCATCGATCTTAATTGTAACGCTGGTGAACGGCGTTTCAAGTTTTAACCTTATTGTCTGGTCAACGTCGGAATACCACAGGTCAATCAAAGTGATTTCCATAACTTCATTTAGCAGTGTTGTAACACCCGTTGGCTCGCTAATGATGGTTGTTAAATCATAGCCAGAGAGTGACGCTGTTTCTTCAGCGGTCCAATCTGATACATTGATAAACCCTGTGGGTACACTCGCGAAATCTTCTAACAATTTCTGGATAACATCGATCACGGGTTCATCGGTATACGATAGGCAAGATTGCACACCGGCACCGATACTGTGCGCAACTGCAGTGGTTCCACCAACGCCCCTGGTTACTGTTAATTCATCAGTTGAACGGCTACCGATTAACATAATTTCATCGTCAATTCTAATGTTTACATCGATGTCGTAATCTGGGCCGGTCCCTGTGCTTACATCTACAGTTGTATCCACAGTATCCAGAGAGGTAGTCAACGATCCAACGCTGGGTGTAGGTGCCTTAGCGCGGGTGTTAATTGCCAGGCTTAGAATATCCCGGCCAATTATTTGCACATCGCCGTTGGCACTCGGCCCCCGGATTTCTTCAATGATATATTCACGAGTACGGAAATTTGCGATGTCAAACGGCGCATCTAAATACCCTTCTAAAACTCGCATCGGGCGACCTACGTAAAATTCATTCCGGGCTTTCAGCTTTCCAAAAAATGTACCCCGGCTTGAAGGATCGTAGGTTCTAATCCGGGCGTACTTATCCACTTGATTTAACGTTGCTGCTATCGCGCCCCCGGTATCGTCATGCGTAAAGTCTTTTAAATGCACTGTGACTTTTCCACGCAAACTTATATTGCCGCCCGGTTGTAATCTTGTCGGTGTATAACTGACACTCTGAACCGATGGAAATGCTTCGCTAATTTCAATGGGCATATCCAGTTGGTCGATGAATTTATAAGTCTTAACTTCTTTCTCGTAGTTTGGTGTGTCCTGGCAAGTACCGAACGTGTTGAAACAGGCATCATCTACGGTTCCCATCCCATCAATCGGTAAATTGGTCGTGACCGTATAGAGACCAGCACCAGAAACACCAGCGCCACCACCTACGCCAACCGTACCCGAGAAATTAGCTCGCATCTGCGCACCGAAAATTTCAATCCCATCCGTGGTATTTGCCGCCGCAAAATTTGGATTACCCGTAGGTGATAACATTGCAATTCTGAATTGGGGTAAGGTTGTGACAGGTAGAGTAACGGTTAATTCCAGTCGATAAAATCCCTCTTCAAAAGTGCTTGGGGGTTGTGAAACTCTAGCCGCAACAAACGGTGCGCCTGTATCTAAATTTCCCTGATCGATCACCAATCCATTACGCAAGTCAACATCCATGTAACCGCCGTCAATGCTATTCAAAAACATGTATAGCCGTATCTTGTTGATACCTGCAGCGCGTGCGTAAATTGAAAGTGTATTAAACGAATCTCCCAACAATACCAAGGTGTTTACCGCTTGGCGCATTTCTTTAATTTCAGAAACAGTATCGTCTGGTGTCCACAAGTCTACAACTGCAGCGCCGTTCAATGGATCATTCGCAACATCTGCTGTGATATCACTGTTAACAGACAACCACTCGAAAGTTTCATTGAAGGTTTCCGACTGTCGAACCGAATTAGATTTTGCTAAGGTTGCAGTGCATGGCGAGATTCCATATAGCCGTGTGCATGAATCTAAATCCAGTTCTAAAATTGTCGCAGGTTCTCGGCCTACAACTAATGCTTTCAGGGGGAATGTCATATTTGCAATGCAATAAATTTAAGAGCTATAGTCATGTGCCTGTGGGAACTATAACTCGGATGATCTATTCGGCCTTGTAGATAACAATAGGCTACTTCGCTGGGGAAATTCACAGCATCCCATGAGTAATAAAACGGGTGTTCTTCTGCGGCAAACATGAAGGGTTCCCAAAATTGCCTAACCCAACTATCTGGAATTGTTTGAATTGTAAAGCCTGTCATACTTCCGCGTCTAATCAGGCTGCGCCCTAGAAAATCGCCCCCGTCACTTTCGGAATTTAACAGCTTATCATTCAACGCTAGATTCGGTGGTGTCCAACCGATGTTTGGCCCCGTGAAAGTTTCGAAGGTTGGACCAATGAATATTTGAGCAATCCGCAACGTTCCCGAGGTATGCCCTATCAGTCTCAATCGCCAAAATTTATGTGACTCTTGGGCTTCCATTACAAAAAATATTGTCTTGTTGTTGATGGGTGCGGTGGCACTGCCTGATACCGTTGCCCACGTTTCAGCATCGTCTGAAGTCTGAAGTTCAACCGTGATCCCTAAATCTGCCAGGTTGTGCTTGTGCAGTGCATAGCATTGGCCTACTTCAGTCTGTGGAAATCCAACGTTTATCAAATGCTCGCCGGTCGCACTGGTCTGCCAGCCCCCGCCGTATATAGGCCATGATGTACCGTTCTCGATCCCCTGGCCGCTATCCTCGCTGTCAGTCGTTACCACAGCGTCTGTACGCAGCATAAACGAATCATAGGCAATGTTAGACCCCCCAGCACTAAAAGCCGTCTGACCACCACCAGGGGACGCAGCACCCGCTACTACAATCGCCATTCTAAGCTCCGCTCACATTCAAATTAACACCATCACCCAATTCTATATTCATCTGTTCCATTAAATCCCGCACCGCGTCTGTTGACATTACCCCACCGGCAGGTATACCACTGATATTAATATCGATCTGTTGCGTAGGACCAGTAGCCCCGCCAGTCGGACCACCCAAGAACCCACCGACCCCAGCACCAGGCGTGCCAGTAATGCCTACAGGCTGTCCACCGCTCGTAGCGACGTTTCCAGCAGCACTGGGTGTTGTGCCCCCACCTGGCTTAGCGCTGGCTATAGCGCCTATCTGGACGGCACCAGCGGCTGCTACGAGTGCTGCCATGGGTGGGCCGATGATTGGACCCAGCGCCCACGCTTTGGCAATACCTTCATGGATACTGATAACCGCATTGCCCAGTGCCGCTGCCTGGTTAACTCTGAACATCAATTTGCTTTCGCTGGCCACACCCGCCGTTAACGCTTGCAACGAGCCTAATACAAATTTGGTTTTTTCTGTGGCTGTCTTTTCTGAAAATAATTTATCAGCTTTACCCGCCTTGGTAACTATATCTTTTAGGCGTTGCTCGTGTTGCATCGTTGCCAGCTCACGCAGCGCAAATAATTCTTCCTCACTCTGAAGCCCTGCAAGTTTCGCCTGAAAAATAATGCCGTTAATCTCTGCAAATTTTTCACGCTCTGCTTCTACTTCCGTTAATGTAGAAGTCCGAATCGATTCAAGTTTAGCGGCCAATTTATCCAGTTCTTTCTGTGCCGCTTTCTGTGCCTCTTCAGTTTCAACCGCATTGACACCTTCGAAGAAACTACGTTGCACCGCTTCACCTGCCGACTTGGCAGCTTCAATTACTTCGGGTGATCCCAACGCACCCTTAACAATTCTCGGAGTTTTCTTTCTAGTTGTTTCAGCAGCCGCTTCAAAACCTTCATCAAACGAACTTGTAATATCATCAAACGCCGCCGCCGCTATATCGCCCAACTTATCAAACTCACCGCTGAACGCTGTAACAATTAACGCCGCCGCTGCCCCAATTGTTTTACCTACAAGTTCTGTTATCGTTCCGATAATTTGAAACGTAGCAACTAACTTACGCATTGTAGAATCTAAATCTTCAAACGTAAAATCTAGCCCTTCGGTTTCCTCTGCCGCCGTTGTGAATTCACCGATTATTTGTGTAGCTATTTGCACAATGTCTCGGAACAGCGGGGTAAAGTTTTCGCCTAGCTCAATAGACAAACCTTCGAATGCAGAATTTAATTTCTTCAAATCACCCGCAAGGTTATCGTTTCGAATTGCTGACTGTTCGAGCGCCGTGTTGGTGCCTGTCATTTTCTCGGTTAGGTCTGCAAACTTGTCTCGATTTTGTACTAGAATATCGGCGGTAATAATAGAGCGCTCGCCAAACAACTTAGCCTTTTCAGCAGTCGTTAGATTTGCTTGCGCAAGATTCTCTAACGCTTGTTCCATGCCAACGATTGCCGGGTTAAATTTGTCCTCCGCTTGAACCTGTAATTTCACAAGTACAGATCTTAACTTGGTGCCCGCGTCACTACCTTTTACACCAGCGCTCGCCATTGTTTGAATCGCAGCGTTTGTTTCTTCAAAAGACAAACCAGCTTGGGATGCGGCCACGCCCGCATTACGTAAAGCTTCTGCAGTTTGTTCAACCTCACTAGATCCGAACTTGGCACCCGCTGCGAGTACATTCACAAAGCGTGCGGCCTGGTCTGCTTCTGCGCCAAACTGATTTAACGCCTCGCCCACAGTTGATGCTGCGTTGGCTAGATCAACCCCGCTGGCTTCGGCTAATAGTATCGCTTGTTGGGTGGTCGCTTTAAGCGCTTCAGTGTTTTCTAATAGATCTGGTTTTGCACTGGCAACAAGTTTAAAAGCTTCTGCCGATTGGCTAGCTGATAGGGTGGTAGTACGTCCGAATTCCTTAGCGGCATCTGTTAGAAATTGCAGATCTTTTCCGGTCGCCCCGGTGATCGCTGCAAGGTCTGATATACTGGCTTCGAATTTTGTAGTTAAACGAAGGGCATTTGCGCCAAACGCGGTAGCTAGTACAGCGCCCGCTTTCGCTCCCTGTAATCCCATGCGGCCTAGCGACTTGGTAACCGTACCAACTGAACCAGCAACCTTTTTAAAAGCCGCTTCCCCGGTAACTTTACCAGCTAGGATTATCCGACTTCTAAAATCATTTTCTGCCACTTTTGGTAATCCTTTCCGCGATCACTTTATTAGTGCGTGTTTCACAAATCGCCATTGCTTCAAGGTAAAAAGATGGTTGGTCTAATACACCCCCTGAATATGCCATGTACCCGCTACGATAATGAGTAAACAAATTTAACAAATATTCTGACTGACCCGTAATCAAAAATCGCAAACATTTTTTACTAGCGAATCGCTCGCCGTATAAATCCTCTATCACCCAACGTTCAAATGGTGCTTCGTGTGTTACTGGGTTGCAATCACAGTTGCCGCAATCGAATGAACCAGGGCTTTCTTTAGTTTCAATTGCGAGTATTAGTTTTTTATTTCTTCCTCATCCATAACCGACATATGGATAACACGCCCACCACATTCTGCTAAAACTTCTGCAGGCAATTGATCAATCGTAAATCGATTACATTTAAGTGGCTTATCCTTTTCATCGCCAACATTACGCCAGTCGCGCATGCCAAGTTTGCAAGCCAGAACCAACCCTGCACCTTTCATAATTAGCGTTGTCTGGTCAACGAAAGATTGAACCTCTAACAATTGTGGACCCGTCAACGGGGCTAGTTTAAAACTTGCCGCACCTTCGTCTTCCTCATCTTGACCAGTTGGGTAAAACCATTCTGGTGCAACGCCTTTTGTAATTTTTAAACCCATAACTACTACCTCTTATGTAAACACTATGGCTACTTCATCATCGCCGGAAACTTCCGCCGCCCCGAATGGTATATCGTAAGTTCTAACGCCGTCACGATCACCAGGGGATTGATCACGATAACTTACAGCAGGTAAATCGACATTGATAATGTTACCCGGCACCGTACCAATAGGGCCAACACTCAAAGCTAACGCGGCATCATTGATCAAATTAGAAAAAGGATTATCAACTGCCACCAATTCAGCTTCTGGATCGTAGCTTCCCGCAACATCTCGGGCGGTAATTTGAATTTCCGCGAAGCCATCCGAAGCGCTCATATCGGGCGGCGTTGCAATCGTATTTGATAGATCATAAGTCAGCGCATTAACGACCGCTGAAAAACCACCAATAACAAATGCCGCGTTAAGTATCGCAACGGGTACAACAGTTAGCACCGTCGGGCTTACAAGTGCTTGGTCAGTTGGCGCAATCAAATGCCCGGTGAAAGTAAAGGAAGCTTTATATAGAGCGCCCGTTTCCATACTAAAACTCACATTGCCCCGACACCCTAACAGATCGTATCTAATGCCATCCTGATAATAATAAATGGTGATCGATTCCTGGCTTGCAGGATCACTCTGGGGCCTGTATCCAACACTGGTACTTGCGACAATGGTTTCCTGCATGCCGCACGCACGCAGCAACGGGGCGAACTCTGGGGGGGTTGCTGTCGTAGAAGGGTTAACACCCGAACCTTTCATTTCAACATCGAAGGTAATGCTACGAAGTGTGCCACCAAATACCATTTGTAGTTGGGCCAAAGTCTGACGAACAGCGGGGCGCTCGTTCATGCGCAGCCCTTCATTTGACCAACCGATATTTTCTATCAGCATCGCATCAGTTCCAGCAACAGGCACAGAATCAACCCCGTATGAAACTTCTGTCTTAGCTAATATAACTTCACGATTCACTAACATTGTTTTTCTCCTTAGCTTTCGGGGCGTCTGGGCCTACTTTATTTGGGTTCTCTGCGCGGGCTTTCTCTGACAACTTCAACCGCGCCAAATGTTCCGGGCTTAACTTTCTGGGCTGTCTAATTCTTGTGCTTTTCTTAGTCATATCTACACCGTTGTCATATCTGTTATTGAAGTTCGTACCCTAAACATCCAATCGGTTCTATAGGTTACTGTTTTTAATTTTGCTTCACTTGCTAACACAGGTTCAATGCCACCACCCGGCACGGTAAATTCAACAAAAGGTAAACCTTGAGTGGGTGCTACGCTCATTATCGCATTGTGAACGTCAGCCCTAAGATTCAAATATGCAGTATCAAGATTTATCTGAGTCGCATTCGCAGCAAGTGCTAGTTCAATACCTACAAAAACATTCCAATCAATAAAGCTTGTGTTCTGTGGGCCAAATTCCCCTATCGGATTATCACCAACATAGAACACACCAACAAAGGGTAACTGTGAATCGACTAACGGGCGCGTTTGTCCTAACACTACATTTGCTGCGTTGATATTTACATGCGCCCCAAGGGTGGCAACGAGCGCGTTAAGCAATGTTAGAAACAGATTGTCCATTTATTTTTTTGCTTTATCTTTCTTTTCTGCCAGTGCTTCCAGATCCTTTTGCGCTTGCTCGTCTGCATCGACAGTAGCTTCTGGTTCCACTGTCTCCAAATCCTTTTGTGCTTGCTCAGCTTGACTAGCTTCCAATTCCGCTGCGTCAACATCTGCCTGTGGGACAAACTCAAAACCAGATTGCCGATATTTAGCCCACTGATTTAATGCAACGTGAACAAATCCTAATTCGGGCTTTTTAGGGTGAGCCATCACATGATAATTCCGCATCTCAAATTTCCTCTAATTCAAAAAATACCATCGAACCTTCATCTGCTTCAAAGTCTCTAGCCTGGTAATCTTGCCCGTTAATTGTAAACAAATCCTGTAGTGAAGGGTTTGTAGCATCGTCAGTGTGAACCATCACGGTTGGGGCATTAATTAAAAACTCTAGCTCTCCACTCGCAGGCTGTTCATCCTGGTCTTGAAAAAACGCATCTTCGAGCAACGATTGTGAGCCGCCAAACGGGGTATAAAGAATGACATCATCTGCATTCTTAATCGCCGACAACACAGCGGCATCAACAATCGATACATCTATCGCCATTGTTTACGTTACGGTGCCAGTTCCGGGGGTTAACAACACAGCGATAGTCTCGCCAGTTGTTGCACCCTTTGCCTCAAACGCAACGCCAAAGTTACTAACATCACCTGCAGCCGGAGTAGCGTTTTCATCATCCACTTCCCCCTTGGTTCCAGCGGATACATCAAAGATAACACGCTCACCTTGAGCGATCACCGCCGCGTCAACTTTCGGTAAGTTGTACACTTGAGTAATTGCCACTGAACCCGTTGCACCAATTGCTAGGTCAACTAAAGCAACACCAACCAAGTTACCAACTACAACCGGGTCGCCAGACGCTAGTGTAGCAACAGCGGTAAACTGGATAATCTCACCATTAACAACTCTATTCTTAGCCATTTCCTTAAATCCTCTAAAATTTATTTAACTAACAATTATGCACCATCATTTTTTTGCCAGGTGCGGAATTCAGTAGGCGCTGTGCCAACATCAATCCTAACCTTGAACTCTGTGCCGTCAATACTCCAACCCATTTGCTGTTCCAGAACTGGTGCTTGCACACCGTCAAGAAATGCAACCTCAATGGTATCGAACTGCTGACTAGCCGCCATGTAATAAGCAGTCGTTGAATCTGCATCAAGGCGAGGGTCAGTAACAACCGACATCAAATTTCTAACAGGGTTAGGAATTCCGGTTATAGATTCGGCTGGGTTCCATTCTGAATTCATCAGTACGTTAGCCGTGTCTGTAAGTGCCACTGGTGTTAAGAAAAACGAAGGTCGAATATTCAACCCGGTTGCACTTCCGCTGGCATCTGTCTGCAGAGCCATTGCGTTACGCATCGAACCGATACGAGCCGCCGTTATAACCCCTGCTGCCCCTTCGTTCAGGTTGTTGTGAGAAGCGTTAAACAACGCTATACCGTCACCCATTGTTGGGTTGGAAGTAATCACACCGTAAGCCAGATCGCCAACAAGGCGACTAGCAGCCCTACCCATTCGGCTAGGTATCACAGTGAACGCTCTCAAATCATCGTTGATGATTGCCTGGCGGCTGATAGAGAATAACTTACCGTATGTTGCAAGCTGGATTGTTTCGCCTTGTTCAGTGAAGCTTCCATACTTGAACTCGCCATTCTCACTCACTAGTTCCAAATCATCGAAACTGGAAAGGTTGACCATTCGCCCAATTTTGAAATCAGACAAGTTACCAGTCTGCGCCCAAATCATCCAAGTCTCTGGGGCTTCCTCGAAACCCTTGAGCATAAACTTATTAGATGCATCGGCCAGGATCAACGGGAAATCTGAAGTCGTAAATGCCCGACCCACCAATTCCATTCTGTCCATTCGTTCCGTACTGATGCCAGCAATCTGCAATGAACGGCGGGCCATCTCATAAAGCGAGTAGCCCCTAATTGCATCATTCTGAATTCTGGCAATTTCTTTATCATCCTTAATATTTTTTATTAAACCAGAACGCAATGAAAGTGCAGCAATACAACCGCGAACAAATTTTTGTGACTGTGAATCAATTTCTTGCGCCGCTCCGCCCGCTGGTGT